CCACTGTCGTCGCTAAAGTTGCTGGTTCCGAAATATGCTGTGAGACTGCTGAAGGTGCTGCTTTCGTTAAGAAGTACACCCACCCACCGACAACTATCCCTGATAGCTACAGAGGTATCCCTGATGCATCGTCACCAAATGTTGTTTGTATTGAAGTTAAAGGTGAGAACCAAGTACCTCCAATCCTTACTTTCCCCGCATCAGCTACCGCTACTCTTACCAACAACCCTTCAACCATGCTTTTTATCCATCCATCAGGTGGTAAAGTCGCTACTTACAATTTCCTCGCTGCAAATATATCTGGTCAGCAAGGTTATATACAACCCATGAACTTTGCCGCGAACGGTACTGTGTATCCGGCCACCAGCAATTTGTGCCCCCCGGCTTGCTTAAACTCAGGTTACAACTGGAAAAACTTCATCAATGATGCTGCTTTGACACGAACTAGTTATAAATCTGAAACTTTATACTTGAATGCGACTGACTTTAACAATCAAGGTCAGATTACCACCGCCAAGTTCAAACCTAATATCATTGCAGTTAACAACGCTGCTACTCTTTTTGAACAACACGCTAATGATAAAGCTTCTTTGCATTCATTGTATCGTGCTCTTGGTCATAAGATCCCACTGCCTAAAGTCCATGATGATGACGGTTACGAAGTTATCAGAGCTAATGTATCTTCAGGAGGTCCTACCTTCGGATATGGAATTCAAGTCTTGCAACTTGGAATTAATAACAACGGTCCGGTTTCTCAACTGTTTAGCTCACCCATGTTCTTTTTGAGCGGTATGCTTCCGCAAACATCATCTGCCGTGTTGACCATGAGTTCTAAAGGATCCACACGTATGTTGAGAGAAGGTGCTTTCGTTGTCCATCAGAATATTGGACCCATTTCTGATTGGGCTCCAATACCTTCAGAGGGTGTTGTTCTTGACCCTGTTGCTAACAACCCCAATGGCGCTGTGGTCAGTCTAATACGTGTGAATTATTCGAACTCTTATCAATATGCTCCGTTATATTCTGATACCACCACAGCCGGTACCGGATTGGCCTCGTGGAATAGTTCTGCATTTGATACTCCTTGGAACAATCTTGATTGGGCTATAACTATTTGTGAAGGTATAACGGTACCTGGCACAACCGGCACGACTTTATCTTCTGTACCCTATATAAGTGTCAAATCTTTTGCTGGTTTGGAGGTTCAACCACAGATAAGTAGTTCATTACTACCGTTTCAATCTATGTTACCCAAACCTGACCCGGTCGCTTTACAGATGGCTGCAGGAATATTCCATGAGAGACCTGATTCACTACCAGCAAGTGCAAATGATTTAGGCTCAATTGCAGCAGCAATTGGGTCGTTTATCCCTAATGCAATATCATGGCTGAAGAATGTTTTTACTGGTGGATCCTCATCCAATAAGGAGTCCAATAAGCCTAATAACAACCGTAAACCACAGCCGAAACCTCAACCGAGACCGAAGCAAACTAATACTAACAGTATTGATGCCAAAATCAACCGCCTTGAGAACTTGATCAAGAAGATGAATTCT